GGGGATAACGTTGAAACACCAGCGACCCCCTAAAACCCTGAACCACACCTAGATGCAGATGTGGTTTAGTTCTTGCATCGCGACCATTCTCAATGAATCAACAGACGCCCCCTTAGTTAAGGGTTCAATATTGAAAGGGAAGGTGGACTTTACGCCTAACCCTGCACGTCGCCATCACCGCGCCAAGCGTGGCCATGTTCAGACTGGCATTTGCGCGGAAGATATGGAGGAATTCGATTTGATTCGCTCCGTGAAGGAGGAGGAGTATACGAGGAAGCAGCAGTCTAAACAGAGGTTTGTTGACAAGACCTATGCCGCGGACGTTAAGGCTTACACTCGTCGTGGGTGGAAGGGCAAGCTGCCCAAGGGATCGGACAAAATCACGCCACAAGTGATATCCCGTGTTGCAGCATTTGCTGTCCAGCAGCGCGTTCGCACTGGCACCCAAGTCGCAAATAAGAAACTCAGGCGGTTCCAAGTCGCTGAGGGTTTCGCCCCGCACCGAGTGCTGCCGCACAAACCAGCAGCCTCGAAAGTCGGGAGAGGACAAAGTGATAAGAAAGCACCGACCCCGAAGGCATTTGATTTATATGCCACCGTTTCGCGTTTCAAGCGGACCGGTCAGGTCGATCGTGCGATCACACACTCTCTCGTGAGTCAAGCGTATGACAAGTATAACGCAGACTTAGCAGGCGGGAAGGCTGCAAAACAGATAGATGGGCGTGAGTATAAACGCCTACTGCAAATTCTGTTGCAGCGCGGTGGGGTGGAATTAAACCCCGGTCCTGGTCCTCCCGGCGAGCGGAAGATGGAGAAATCTGTCGCTCACCATGGGAAGGCGGACCCTAAGTACCAGTGCAGACAGCCTAATCAGGCATCTCGACGAATAGCTGCAAAGAAGTACGACCGCAAGGCTGCCACTGCTGCGCTGCAGAAGACAGTCATAGACGGGTTGGAGAAGGAAGCGGCCAAGGTGGATGTTGCAGCGGAAATTGCTGCATGTCCGCCCACGGTCGAAGAACCTACTCCGCCCACAATTGAAGAGGTTCACGACACTATCCGGGTAGAAACCGGATATCGGAATGTTCGTGAGTGCTTTGATCGCGTCACGTTCGACTACGTTATTGGTGCTGATACTTATGAACCATCCGTAGCCGGTGTGATGTCAGAGCTCCCGTTAAATCCTCTCCCGCATAGGGTGGTTGAGGCCAGACTCCATAGTGTTGAAGAACACTTTGAACAGCAGGCCATACCACAGAACAGATATGCCAAACCGAATGGAAAGTTGTACCACACGCTCGTGTATCATTGCGAGCTGGTAAACTTCGGCTTGGTTGGCATTGAAGTATCCCGTGAAAGCTTCCGTGAGGAGCAACGGATACCCTATGAAGTGCTACTACGTGCCATGACAATGCGGTCGAACCGCACAGGAGTATTTAGCACCACTTTAGCGCAAGTCATAGCATTACGCACATCGAATCTCGACTTCATGTGCAACGGCTATGCCGAAGGGGTTGATACTATGCTGTCGGATAGGTTATTCACGGCTCTCATGTTAGTAGGTAGTCTGGCAAGCAATTTGCCGTTACCTTACGATTTACTGAGGGCCGGTGCTACCAAGCTGATAGCAACCCACATCATACCTGAATTGACGCCTACCAGGCCCATGGAAACGGGCTGGTATGTGCGTGGGTATGAGACCACCTTCGCGGAAACGTGTGTTGGGTCAACGACTGAAGCGTTGCTCGACAAACACGCTGGGATGGTCGCGTGCGGGCGTCGTCTTACAAGAGACGCCCTGGAGTTACGAGCTAATATCTCCACGCGACTGAATACGGTCTGTCATATAGCAGACTTTGTCCCCACGTTTCCGAACCCCTTCTCACGCGCGAATTGCGTCATAGGAGCCGTGAAGCGGCTCCTCTGTCCACTAAAACCCGCTGATGAGGAAGATACCGCACGCATTAAGGCGGTCGTGGACGTGATAGCTGATCACATTGAGCCTAGTCAGGACATGGATTCAACTATTCACGAAGCGGCCGCTGTTGTCGTAGCAGGTATGACATGGACCGAAGAGGAGCGAGCGCAATTCATGACGGGAGTCAGTTTTGCGCTTGATACTGCTCCTGTGGTGACCGACGAGCTGGAGGAGGTGCTTAGGGTATTTAAAGGATTCATCAAGCGTGAAACCTACCCTCAGACCGCAGTTAAAGCCGTTCGGTACATCACGTGTCCGTCTCACTTTTGTCGAGGTCTCTTGTTCGGACTATTGAGTAGTGGATGTTATGCGGTCACGCAGGCGGTTAATAAGCTTGGCGGCCGCATCCACATGGTTAAAGGGCTTACCCCGGAGCAGTTCCGGGATCAGTTGGTGGCCCAATGCCAATCATTCCACGATTTCATAGAATCGGATTACAAGTCGTTCGAGAGACAAGTCACTTCCAGACTCCAGAAATTGGGTGAGGCACGACTCATCCCACTTGGGGTTCCCCTCAGATTGAGGCTCTTCGCCTACGCGGTGATGAACCATTTGGCTACGCACCAGATTGAGATGCAGTCTTTCCTCAATCTCATAATGCTGCCGATAATGAGGTATTCTGGAACGTACCACACGTCCATTGGGAACATGATATCCAACGTCGCTGCCACTTTTGCCTCTATTTCGCGTGCGGCAAAGGTGCCAGTAGATCAGGTATCAGATTGGTTCAGGACGTATGCCCCGCCTTGGTTTGTTGAAGGTGATGATGCGCTAATCGCTATTTCGGATGCTCAGATGTTGAGCACTGATTTTGTAGCCGATGTTGACGCAAATCACGTATTAGGCGGGAGGAAGGTGACCATGGAACATGTCGTTAAGTTCTTTGACGGTCACTTTTGCGGGAACAGATTGATGAATGACTTTCACGCCGGCTGGCTTAGATTAAAAGAGCCGCTTGAGAGTCTCTCCCGGGTGTTCACAGTGTTTGGCGCTAATGCTGACGGTTCATGTAAGAAGGACCTCAGCTTGCTCGTGGCTAAGGCACGGGCTTATGCCAAGGAATTCCCAGGAAATCCCATGTTGTACGAGATATGTGGGATGATCATCATGCGCTTCCATGCCGCTGACGGATCTCTTGTTCAAGAGGTCAAGAGTCTGATAGACTCTATAGCGGCTGGGGTTCAGAAAACGAAGCTCTCAGCGGGAGCACAAGAAGTACTTAAGCGGTATTCACGTGCGCCTGAGCAACTGATGGAGTTCGTGAAACCCCTCGTGGTAGTCCCGGTTACCGCCTGCATGCGTGAAGCGTGCCGGAAGGCGTACGGGTACACGGAAGCGTTTCAAACGGCGGTGGTGGCTGAGTTTAAGGAAGGTTTGGGCCGGTTAGAACGGGAGGGGCAAGTCCATTGCCCCACGTTGATGACATACTGGTCGAAACTTGATGCGGTTCGTCGCATGACACTCACCCGCATAGAAGGGGCCCGATCCGTGGCCCAAGCCGCCGCGGTCTCATTAGATGAGACCGCCACACGTGTTGAGGGCACAAGACTAGGTAGAGCAGCCGCTGCACTACTTGGTCTCACGACGGAATCGACAGCGCATACACTTCGTAAGGTGGCGCGCTGTTGTTTGTTTGTGGCAGATTGGTTCTGGCCACTTGTGATTTTCGTCGTCGCGACCCTTAGCACGATTTTACTCGCGGGGGCTCTTATTGTTGGAATACCGATTGGGTACTTCCTATTTGGGTTCTCCCCCAGCAAGGTGGCCAAAGTGTCACGCTGGGCTTTCTGGACTGTGATCCTTTTCATGGTAGCATGGAGATTGCAGCGGAGAGGGGTTTTCCGCACCGTGGCTCGCAAAGCTGTTAGCCTGTATCACTCCGCCCACTCAAGAATGGCGAGGGTCAGCAGCACTGCGGAGCAAACTAGCATTGAGGAGGTGGACGACTGTCCGGCCCCGGGTTATCCGGCGCCACCACCCCCGTCTGGGCAAACGACACCGAAGGTCAGCCAGGATGAAGTCCCGGCTTTCCGTACACGGTGTTGAATGTTCGAGCCATCAGGCTCGTGCTTGTAGTAGTAACACGGACTTGTCGCACCATGGTGGTATCATTATTATTACCATGGGTTGCCTACACCAGATGGTGTAACCGTCTAAGAAACGAGTGTTTCACAGGGGAAGTATGTGAAACTTAATAACAGGGTCAGCAGCACTGCGGAG